GATGATTCAGAATACAGTATCGATGAAGATTCTTCAGATGATGACGAACAAATATTTGCAAAATCTAGTTTCGTTCGAAAACCAAAATATAAAAAAATAGTCGAAAAAGAAGAATTATTACCTGAATAATTTTTTCCTCGTATATAATATAAACCCACTATGTCGAATGATATGACCACTCGAGCACTTACCACTGTTAGCCTCGTGACTCAAGAACTCGAGACGCAATCCCTGAACGCAATCGTCGCGGGTTTCTCCTTCGCGGCTGCCATGTCGTGGATGGACCTCGTCCGTTGGTTCATCCAGCAAGTGATCAAGGTACCCAAGAACGGTGGTACTCAGTATACCCTCACTGCGGTCCTCACTACTCTCCTTTCCATTGTGGTGTACCTGGTGATTTCTACCGTGTCCACTCGCGTTTCTAAACCTGCTCAACCCGTGTACGCGGTCACTCGATAAGTTTTGGTTTTCTACGCATAATTAACATTAATATTAGACCTAATAAAACAATCCCACCAATTGAAAGATATTCTTTCCAGGGATAAGTATCTGCTATAGTTTCAGGGATACTTATTTTTGGCTCGTCGGAAACATTTTCCATTGGAACCTTTGGAAGTCCTTCCAATTTATCTGTAGAACAAGTAATTTCAAACTTTATCGTATGTTCTTGATTTCTAAAATCATATGGAATTAAACGCCCATGACTCATGTAAAAATATTCGATGTGAAGATCTCTGACGTATTTTTGGGGGCCACCATAAAACTCATGTGTTAAGGGATCATCGGTGCCATGAAAATTGATAAAGTCTGAACCATCCAGTAATATATGACCAGTGTAAAACGGTGTAGCCGAATAGACAAACTTTGTAAACTTATCAGAACCTGCTGTAATACGAATAATAAGTGAATTAGGTCCTTCTAAATTAATAGCACCAGATACAACACTGGTACTAATTGTTGGGTTTTTAGAGGAAAACCCCATGACCTGATGAGGTGTAGTAGTGCGACCTACATTACTTGAATATCCATTTGTTCCATCGTAGAATTCGAACGTAAAAGTATTACTCGCTTCACTATTAGAGAATGTAAGAGCATCTGTATCTGAGTCAAATACAACAGAATCTATACAGGTCAAAGGTGGTTGCATTTTGAGATCAAGATCCGATGCGAGAGCAGTACCACTTGTATAATTTGTTTCGTCGAGTGTAACTTCAATCAGTTCATCTGGTGCACCCGAATCATAAATACTGAATGTTTTATTTGTTGCACACGTGGTTAATTGCGGTGTTGGAATGCGGGCGGATATAAGTGAAATCTTAGAAACGTCGTAAATAGGGTTTTTTAAACTCACTACATAACTATTTGCATATGGATACAGTTCGGTATCACGTTCGCTGCTATCTATATCAAGGGTATGAACCTTCATTAAAATATAGGTACAATATTTTAATGATTGTTTTTGTCTATGAGAGTCAAAAAGATCTATGAGAGACTATGAGCCAATGGGTTGTTCTGGAGTTGTCGCTTAGCGATATTGAGATTTTCGGTATTTGGATTCGCATTACCCTTATAGGCATTCAACTGGTGATAAGGTGTCTGCTGGTACTGTTGCGTCCAACCACCATTGGCTGCACTCATACGACCATCGATGCGAGATGTATCCGATCTAACAGTAGTGAGGGCACCACCAGCCTTGAGAGCCGACTCTCTAACATTCATACGACCAGCGTTACCCATGCGGTTAGGTTTACCACGGCGATCTTCGGGGCGGAAACCATACTTCATGAGCTGTTCATTTGTCTTCGCGGTAACCTTAGAGGCGGCACTATTGGTGTAAGCGCCTTGGAAGTTAGTAATACCAGGGGCTGGTTGGTTATAGTATTTATATTGTTCATCATTACGATCGGTCCTGAAACGAGTTGGGTCTTGTGATACAGTTTGAGCAGAAATGAAACGCTTGGCACCATTGAAACCAAGGCCGTCATTTCGCATACCAGTTTCTGAACGGTTAGTGGTACGCATAGTTTTTTGGTAACTTCCACGTGGAATAGCACCCGACATTCCTTGAGCCCTACCAGCCACTGTCGGGAGACGAGAAGGGAGGTAAGACGTTGTTTCTGGTTTATTATGAGTTAATTGGCCAACGACAGCTGAACGACCACCCGTAACATCCGCGGCTGGACCGGAACGACCTGGGAGTGTAGTTAGACGGTATTCACCCACGTTAATTGGGTTAATCCTTAACATCTGCTGGAAACCACCTGCAGCTGGAGTGTTTTCACCTAAACCTAAACCCGGACCAACCATTTGTTTTTCGACAGGTGAAAGATTATTCATATGACCGGTGTCATACATTCGGTTACGCATGTTCAAAATCTCCTGCCCACCACTTCTTTGTTGCATACCTATATCGGCAAAACTAGTCACTTCCATTTTATGAGGAACTTCAACACGAGGTGCAAATTCTCTTTCAATAAAATCAGGAACCTCGTTATTCACCGATAAAGGCATTTGTTCACTTTGAACCTTAGGTTGAATAACCCTTGGTGGTTCAGACCGGGAACTCAAAGTCCTACCAGCATATACTAGTCCGGCAATTGCGGCGAGTGAAATGGGATCGGCCATTCTTATTTGTTATTAACATTTTTATTAAGATACCTTTTCTGAAAAAGTCCGTTCTGAAGTTCAGCACGTGTACTGGTTGGTTCATAACTAATTGTACGAAGAGGAACCTTGCATTCCATGTTAGAGAGGGGGAACAAGTTTCGTTCATACGTGGGAACGATTACCTTATTGAAACGAGTAGTACTCTGGGGTCTAAGTTGATCAGATGTTTCGATATACTGTGCTGGCGACCCCTTACCCGCCTTGTAAGGTGCGGTACCGTAGAGCATTGTGTTGGGTCGACAATCACCACAATTTAAAGAACTGGGCTGAGGGTAAACGAAAACTTCGTCGGTCGCCCTCACCGGTGGGAGAGCTTGGGAGTTTTGAACAATTGCAAGGCCGGGTTGAAGCTGATATGCCATTTATTATTACACGAGAATATTTATCTAACTATAGGATCCACTACCTCCACGAACACGTCCACCTCCTCTAATACCCCTGACATCACCATCTTGACCAATTCCAGCAAAAGCTTCGAGCTGAACACCCCTAGCATCTGGATTGCACATCTCAGGGTTGGATCTACACATTTTTTTATTTTTAGAACCATACAACCACTCTGCAAATGCAGTCTGGTCTCCTGGGATCTGGGAAACGGGGGCGGTTACAAACTGACGAGCCGCCGCATTACGCTGATATTTTGGAAGAGATGACCTGGAACGACCGGCATCATATAGAATGCGATCATCTAGGTAATGTTTAACAAATGGTTCAACAGATGGATAGTAACACGCTTCTAAACGGTTAGGTGCGTCAGTATAATCTGTAATGAGGACGTTTCCCATTGGGTTATCCTCTGTAGGCATCTGACACCCCGCTTCACTACCACTAATAGATATACCATATGTCTCCTTTACCATCTTAGATTTATGCATAACATAAAGAACACTCAAGACCGTACCCCCTAAGATGAAAATACGTGGATCACGGCGAATAATATAGATGATACAACACGCGTAAATAATAAATCTCGAAGCGGAATTAATTCTATCCTCTGGAGTTTGATCTTTATTAGGCCAAAATTGTATAATTTTATTGGAATTAATTAACTGTTGAGGATCGTCAAACCAGACCTTCATTTAATATAATGTAAGAAGTTTTATTTTTTTGGAAGACTTCCGAGCAATCCACCCATCATTTTCATAATAGCATCTTGGTTAAGTTCACCACCATCATTCTGCATCTTATCGGCGCATTCCTTAGCGATACCTTCGATCATTGATAGGGTGTCAGCTGGAATGGCTGTGATGGTCGTACCAAGCATATACATTGTCTGAAGATATTGCCATGTAGCGTCACGCGTAGACATACTCATACGAGCCCAATAATTCTTAATATTAAGATCTTTCAGTAAATCGATAGTTTCAATTTCTTCGAGAATGAAATGTTCATCCTTCGCGGAAATCTTATCGGCGTATGGTGTCACACCCTTCATAAAACCATCAACAACGATACGGGGGTTGGTTTGTTTAAGAATTTCAAGAGAAGTCGTCATCTTCTTGATACCCTTTTCATCTGGAAAAGTGCGATGCAATTCCACAAGAAATTGGGAAAGCATATCATTAAACGCGGTGACAGAAGCCATATGCTAATAATGATACGTAATCTTTAAGTTAGAATCTAAAAAGGGTCACTTGATATGGTCTCTCTTTGACCAATTCCGTTGGCTACAATAAAATATACAAGAATTGCATTCAAGATTGCAGGCTTTGTGTATTTGTTCAGTTCCAATTTACCTTCATTATTTAACTGAGCCTTGGTATGAATGTAAGCTGCGGTGATACCCGCGGCCACGAGAGCTGCACTGACAGGATCTCTAAGATAATCGGATAACTCCATTTAATTATACGCAGTTTTTTTTACACGGTGATCCGGTGCATCCCCAAAGAATACATTATCATTTTCTTGTGTTTCCTGAGGATTTTGTAGTTGAGTAGGTTCCATATCAGGTTCCATCTCAGGTTCCATCTCAGGTTCCGCTGGGGGGGCTTGTACACCAGGAACCGTCTTGAACTCATTCTCGAGACCGGTAGGTTGAAATTGTTCTTCTACATCATTAATTGGTTCCATTTCCGACTCCATTTCCTGCAGTGGCACCGATTCTGGTTCAGGTACATCTTCGTATACATCTGGATCTTCGGTATCATGAACCTCGCCATCCAAGTCAATATCACGCGTCTCTTGTGACATATACGTTTGCAAAATCTCTTGCACTGGGATAAGTTCTTTCACGGTGGCCTCGATACATGTAGAGAAACGTGCAGTTAATTGTTCATCACGGGTGTATTCACTTTGTTCATCATGGAAAATGTAAGGATCTCTGTAGAGATCTTTCGCAATATTATTGTAACAAGTCTGGATAAAAACTTCATTACTTGGCAACTTTAAAGATATCTTCTTGTTACCCGCCTTAAGACGAACTGCTGAAAGAATCTTCGTACACGCGACAAATACCGCAGCGAGAAGGTCCCCAAACCAGGAACACCTGTTTGTGATGTTATCGGAATGGTTCTTGGACATCGCATTGGACCAATTCGGAACCTCTTTGAGAAGTTTCTGGAACATAATAAGCGTCTTTCGACCTTTAGAGATTTTTGTAGCTTCGACATACATATCCTGGAAAACTTCAATCACAGCTGGACACATAATAAGAAACAGTTGCCCGAGATATTCGCGACGCGCCTCGACAAGAATATTAAGATTATCCATCTATGATTAAGGGGTTTTTTTTATAATACTTTTACTACGCACTACGCACTTCTCCTGTACTTACTAGCTATCTTCTTGAGATTCATTAGATTTGGAAAATCTGTTTCTTCCGTATCTTTTTCCTTTTCTATTTGTTTTTCTTTCCTCGGAATCATCCAAGAAATGTATATTTCATAATCACCGATGAGTTGTACAGTAAATCCACCCAACTGAAACTGTCTCACGATGTATATCGCCGCCAGGTGTCTATCAAAGGTTGGATATCCAACTACAAATACTGGAATGACGAGAAATACCTGTTTTTGGCCAAACTCTACACATTGTTTTATTTTACGTGAGAATTGTTCATAGATACGTGTATATATCTCTTTTCGTATTTCTTTTCTCTTCTTATCAATTTTTGTTACATCATTGATACTGATCATTATAATTACTGTAATTTAATTTTAGCCATTTCTAACTCACTGCGGGCAGGAACAGCAGCCTCTTTAACAAGTTCATAATTAACAAACTCTTTACCGTCCGTACCATCAACAAAAGGTTTAATATTAGAAACAGTCTGAACATCCAATGGTTGAGAACGCAATGATACAAGGCGGGTATTTCCATTTACAACTTCATAAGAAGCAACAACAGAGAAGCCAAACGCGAAACCGCTATCTTTTACGGTCATGAACATACACTCATATATCTGTTTCCCCTCTTCATTAACAAAGCGCTTGATAGAAGTTGTCTCGATAATATATGTACAAAGACCAGTTCTTTTTGTTATTTCCTTGTTCGCTTCAAGAACAAATTCCTGCATCATGTCATTATTAATATCGACTTCCGCCTGACGATAACCAGACATATTTGGTTTGGTGTCATCAAACTTGATATTGTTCACGGGTTTTTTGTACCCTGAAAAACCAAATAGTTCTGTAAATGGTTCACGCTTCGTTGTTAGTAGCAGGACAATCACGATGATAATGAATGTCAAAAGTAGTCTCATCTTTACTAGTATGCGTTAATTTTTTTTTAGAAAATACCGTATACATAATAGGATGTCGCTTCTGGTATATAGCCCACGATGCAAACACTCTATGGAGATTATCGAATACATAGCAAAGCAACCACAACTTAAACAGATGGTTCATTATCATAATGTGAATACACAGGGTATACCACCTGCCTATCGAAATAAAATTAACCGTGTACCAACGATGTTAACGAAGAATGGTAAAGTCCTTGTCGGTACAGAAATAAAAAATTGGTTAGACTCCCTGTTACCAAATAAGGAGGTCTCTAACTGGGGTTTCTCTGGATCCTGTTCTATGACAACACTCGAAGGTGGTGAAGGAGACAATGATATATTTACTTTAGACAATTACGGACAGTCTCTTCAACCCGCGATGACACAGGAACTTGAAGAAAAGATCAACCGCGATGTGAGTAAAGGGGTTGCATATTCAGACCAGGCATAACATGGATAACCGATTTAAAGATCTAAAGCGATTTAACAATAGTGATGAGATTAGTAACAATACAGGCGTCTGCTATAAAGTCGACATTTGAGGTACTTAAAGATATTCTCAACGATGTCAATATTTACTTCAAACCGGATGGACTATATATAGTGACTCTCGATACAGCTAGAACTTCATTGATTGATATGTATCTTTCAGCTGACAATTTTGAAGAATATTCATGTAACAGTGATGAAATTATAGCTGGTATTAATATTTCTAACACGT